CTCCCCCTGAAGGTTACTTTAAGCCTCTATTTTGCACCATAACCAAAATCAGTATAAGTTATCAACAAAAAATCATAATTTCTTTAATTAAGTTGTACTTTTCTCTATCTAATTTCTCTCTATTTAGCTTTTTAGCTTGTTCAACGATGGTATTAATCATCATTTCAGCTTTAGCTTCATTAAGTTTAGGGGCATTTAATACAGTATTGTAAAGATTATACTCTTTTCCTAACTCTGTACCAGTAAAATACTTTTTAAATATCTTAACAGCCTTGGAATCTACATTTGACATTAGGTCAGAAGTTGCCTGTCTGACTAATAATTCAAATAAAATCCCTGTGTTTTTATATTTGCTATGTTTGATCATTGCTTTTTAGCTTACTAATAAATATCAATGGGTTATATTAAATCTGAATCTGGCTTTATACGGTCTTCGTTAAGTAAATCGCTTTCATTTTCAAATAGATTTACTCTTCTATTAGGAAACATCTTCTGTAGAGATTCTTTATTCTTTAGGTAAGCAGAAGTAGTTACGCTATGATTTTCTTTCAAGGATAATGGACTTCCACCGTGGAATTTATTCTTTAAGCTATTACCGCTTTCCCCTGTTTGAGGTTTTGACTTCAAATCGTACACTCCTAATCTGTCTCTACCTAATGGATCTTCTGCTGTATTGATCAAAGATACCTTACTTTCAGGTCTTCCTGGTAATTTAGTAGGTTCGTTAGGATTTTTCTCATTATATCCTTGAGGAACGTTCTCACTTGAAAGAGGTGCTGTACCGTATCCACCGTACATTGAAGCAATTTGGTGTGGAGTACCGTATGCTGCTCCTGATTCTGCTGGATCATTACCTTCTTCTTGAATTTGAGTCATTCTAAACTGACGTTTCTTATCTTCAATAACTAAATCACGGTATTCATCAAATTCTTCTTCAGAAAATTGGAATAATTTATCGTAAATCCAGTCTGTAGGTAGGAAACTAGTCTCCATCATCTGTGCTGCAAGATCCATCTTCTCTTTCATTAATGCAACTCTCTCTTGTTCGTAGATAATAGACGGAGTAGTTAGAGTTAAATCAAAATTAGTAAGAGATTCATCATCGTATCCGTGTGCATATAAGTGAACTAGGGCTATTTTAGTCAATTCACTAACAACAATACGTTGAATTCTTTCAATAGTACGTGCAAATCGAATATCTTCAGCAGCAAGTGTTGCTTTACCTGTTAAATCCTTTTCATATCCTAAGAAAGCCTTAGGGATTTTCAATGCAGCAAATAGTTTGTTAAGAAGGTAGTTAATATCTTCAATACCGTTATATTCCAAAGGCGGAGCATTGTCTATCCTTGTTGATTGGTCATTACCTCTAACTGGAATAAAGAAATCCTCAAGCATATTCTGAACGTTGTAGTTCAGGTTATATTGTCCTGATTTAGGATCGATTAATGGAGTTTTCTTCATCTTAGAGATCATACGTTGCATATAATTCTCAACTTCTGCAGGAGGAATTGCACCAACGTTAACGTAGAAGATTCTTCTTTGAGGTGCACGAGTTAATCTGTGTACCATCATTGCATCTTCCATTAAGACGTACTGTTTATATAATTTACGGCCTGCCTCTAAGTATGAACGACCGTAAGGTAGGTAGTTAATATCTCCGATTAGTCTCAAATGAGCCATTTCGTAGTTATAGAACGTAATACCTAAGTCTGTATTTTGATATGAAGTGGAATAACCGGCTGTAGCACCCAATGCAGCAGTTGGATCGTATTTAAAGATAACTTCTGATGGATTAGTCGGATTAGTGCCTTCGAGCCTTACAATGTTGTAGGCCGAAAATGGAATTACATTGTAAACACCGTATTTCTCTGCTACTTCTAACTTAAGGAAAAAATCACCATACTTACACATATTTCTAATCCAGAACCAGAGATTAAACTCAATGTTAAGAACGTCGTAAAATAGGCTGTATAGAATTTTTTGAATGTTTTCATCAGCTGATCTAATTTGTATAACATCTCCTTGTGCGTTTTTAAGTGTACATTCATCTGCAATAATGTCTAATGCAGAGGCAATAATTGGATCTGTGTCCATTGCTTCATAATCGGCGTAAATCTGAACACGAGCTGATTGATAGTTCTGTGCTAGGTTTAAGTTAACGCCATAAGATGTAGAAGTCGTATAAATACGATTAAAACGATCGACAAGTGCATTGGTTTGCAATACACCATCTACCTGAATATTGTCTACATCTACTGTTCTAAGCTCTCCACCATCGTTTCTAATGATAACATCAGTGGAAAACAACCTCTTAAGGGTTGAAAACAGGTTTCTTTGTGGTTGTTGTTCTGCCATATCTAATAAATATCTTTGTTACAATAGCCAAGTTATATCATCGTAGCTATTACCCATTGGCATTTGCCATGGATTATGTTGATCCTGTTGAGGTCTAGCGTTATACACCTCAAATCCTCCATCTCCTCCTGTCTTTGAGTACCCGTTTAGGCTAGCGTAGGTTAAGTCCATAGCTGTTTGTCTAAATCTAATAGCTGTATCACGTAAAAATAATCCGATAAACCAGGCCATTACCAAGTCATCGTTGTATCCCTGAAGGGCTTGTGCTCTTGCATCAGCATTCTCTCTCCCTTTCCAAATAAACACTCTTAATTCATCTAGAAGTCTCTGAGATCTAATTACTACTGTCTTTTCTTCAATGAAAGATCTTGCTTTGTTAATTAATAAAGGCCTTGTTCTTGAGTTAGTACCGAAACCAGGCACCATTCCGTCGCCTTTGTCGTATTTTGCAACGTAAAGGTCAATTTGAGTACCTACAAGTTCTGATTTAGGCGAGTAGTATAGGTTTGAATAGCCTATTTCCTGAATTGTAGTTACTACATCCCATCCAATGTTAGCATTCTCTACTACAAGTAGGGCGCTATTCCATTTAATTGCTTCAGAAACCAGTCTACGTGCAAAGTCTTTTGTTGATAATTGATCTTTAAACTCAGCAACCTGTGTTAAAGTTTCAACTTCCATGACATGAAAGACAGAAAAGTCCTGTCCATCACCTCTCGCTACGTCGGCTACGACCATATAAGTCTTCATTGAATCTGGATAGTCCCAAATCCAATAAACTTGGTTCATTTCAGATCTCTCTTTCGGTTCTCTTACGGTTTCAAGTTGATACCAGTTCAAAGTTTCCGGTTCAATTACTGTATTACCTGATGAACTAAAGTCGCAATCACATTCTTGTGCAGCTGCTCTTGGTCCTAGGTCTTTAGTTTGTTGATCTCGCCAGTCTTGGGTTCGTTCTGGGTGAACGGTCCATGGAAGGCTAATTGGAAGAAAATTATTTTCGTCGTTTTGTGCTCTAACAAACTGCTTATGGAACCAGTTACCAACACCGTTAGGTGTAGAAAGGGCGATACAACGACCTCCGGTTGCTAAAGTTTGTTGAGCGGCAGTAAAAATATCTTCAATCCTATCAATGAACGCGGCCTCGTCTATTACTAGTAGCGATACCGCCTCTGAACGTGCAGAGTCTGTTGCTGCTGATACAGCTTTAATCTGTGAACCATTTTTAAGTCTTAATGATAATCTATTATGCTCTAATACTGGAAGTTGCATCCATTGAGGAAGGTTATCGTAGGCAAATCTTACCTTAGTAACCATATTCTTAGCAGTAGCTTGGGTGGTCGCAAGTACAAGAATGTTTTTATCTTGCTCAAATAACATCATCCATAAGGAAAAAGCCGAAGTCAACGTGGATATACCGAGCTGTCTTGACTTATTAATGATTGAATAATCATGCCTTTGGAATAGACGTAAAACTTTTTCCTGAAATGGATATAAGTTGAAAGTCATTCTACCCTTTGTAGGGTGTTGAATGGTGTAATACTTCTTCATGAAGTATACAGGGTCCTGCTTACACTTTATAAGCTCCTGCTTAATAGCTTCGCTTATATTAACTTTAGACATTGTTTGTTGTTTATAACCAACTAGATTGCCTCGTCTTCGCTATCGTCATCCATTGTGACATTCATAGCTTGATCTAGGTCGGCTCTTAGTTTTTTAATTTGCATTGGTATATTACCAATTTCTTGCTTGTATTGATCCAAACTAATTACATTACCTTTTAATTGCATCAATAATTTATCTTTTTGTGCTTCTAAATCGTGTAATTGGGCTTGTTTTTTATGAATACCTGTTAAAGAGTCAGCATTTTGCTTAACATCTTTTGCAGTTGGCTCCTCTTCGTAATCTCCATCGTCTGTACCTGCAGTAGTCCAATCGTCTGCATCATCTTCTTCATCGTCAAATGTATCTTCATCGTCACCAACTGGCATAGTTAAGCCTGTATTGTCTTCTTCTCTCATTTGAGATTGGCCTGTTAATTTGTTCTCAGTTAAGAACTTCTGAATATTGAATACCATATTTCTATCTTGTTATAAATAGTTTAATATTCAG